AACATCAGAGGCTGTCGTTACCGCGGCTGAACGACTCAGGATGACGAACAGCGATGTCCACATCCTGCATGGCCACCACGCGCACAGTCCCAGAGGTGCTGTGGGTGTAGGGGTCAACCATCAGGTCAAGGCCGGAGAAGTAACCGATGATCAGGTCAGCAAAGTTGCCAAACCACAAATCGCCGGACTCAACCTGGTTGGACAGAACGCCGCGATAGCCGTTGACTTCGTTGCCTTCCATCACAAACAGACCCGAGCCTGTGTCCTTGGTCTTGGTTTTCAGACCGCCGCGCATAGCAGCGTTCATCAGGTAGACCGGGCTGCCGAGCAGCGCGTTGGCAGTTGCCACGTCGCTCTCAAGCGCCACAACCTCAGCGAAGGTAGGAGTTGCAGCGGCGAAGTTTTCAGTCCCGATGCCGGTGGTCAGCTTCAGGCCAAGGGGTTCGCCATTGCTGCCGGTGCCATAAAGACCAGCCAGGTCGATCTTGAGCGCCAGCACCCGGGCCAGGTCGCTACGAACCATGTTCTCAACGTCGATGCTGGACTGCAGCATCAGGCGGCGGCTGTAGTCAGTGAACGCGGCAACCGTCTTGGGGGTCAGGCTGACCTGATCCACGGTTTGCTGGCTCTCAGTGGGCGAGCCGCTTTCAGCCACCCAGTAGGCGGTAGCAGCACCCGATTGACGGGGGATAGCAACGTTGCCAGTCAGGCCGGTCAGCACGGTAGCGCCAGCCTGGTCCAGAGCCGAAGCATTGCGCAGCAGGTCAATGAAGCTGCCAGCATCCAGCTCAGTGGCAACCAAGTTGCCGCCAGCGGTAGCAGCACCAACGTTCAGGTCACGACGCAGCACATCCTGAGGGATGGTGATACCGCGCGACTGACGGCCGAGCTTGGCGGCAGCAGCATCGGATGCTTCAATCTCGAACGCAGCAGCCTCACGGGCAGCGCGATCGGCCGGATTGGCCAAGTAGTTGATGGCACGCAGGAAGGAGAAGCTGCGGCTCTCCTTCTCGCTAAGGCCAAGATCGGCGGCCTGCATGGTTACGGTCTCCTGGTGGATGTTGAGTTTGTCGAGCACAGCAGCGCGAGCCTCGTCGATTGAACGACCAGACTCAACCAGCTGTCGGCCAAGGTCTGCCATGCCGTGCTTGTCGCACAGGGCAGTGATGTCCGAGATGCGGGACCGTTCGGCCTGAGCGGCCTCGGCCTGCACCACGGCCAGATCGGGGGTGGAGGTTTCCATTAGAGGAATGGGATCAGGGGATGGTGCTGCCGAAGCAGCAGGGGTGTCAGCCTCAAAAGATCGGCCAATCCCGACGCCGGGATCAGCCGGCACCGAAACAATGCTGATCTCATAAGGAGACCAGGCAGTCGCAACATAGTCACCACTGCCACGCTCCTCCATTGTGTCAATGGAGTAGCCGAAAGACACGTTCCGTAGAACGCCATCCTTCACATCACTCAGGATTTCCTGAGCAAAGGCGTTGCGGCTGAACCGCACACGTGCATAACCGCGACGGCGTTTGCCGTCGATGTATGCACGCTCAACCACGCCAATCACCTTGTCAGGATTGTGGTTGAACAGCAGCGGCGCGCCATCGTTGAGCCGGCTCAGATTGGCAGCATCAGCATCGTGGCTCAGGATCTCGTTGCCGAAGTACCGAGCCACCGGGAACTCTGAGCTGAACGGGAACTCGTAGGTGCGATCCTCCACCTCGTCGAAGGTGGTCAGCTCGGCGCGCTGATACATGCCAGTCAGGCTGCGGCCTTCGCCATCGCCGGTGGCCTCCTCAAACTCAATCGGGTCAAAGTCGTGCTCAGCCAGCCATGCCCGAGCCTCGGTTGCAGTGAAGACCGAACTGCGAAAGCGGATCGCTTGGATCTCGCTCTCGCCATCCTTGACTCCATAGATGAAGTCGATGCCATTGCCGCCTTCATCATTCACGCGCCGCAGCGAGTCGTACTGCGCAGGGTCCTTTAACCGTGCAGCGTGCTCATTCGGATACGGGCGCTCAAGATTCATAGAGCTTCGATCTTGCAATGTCTTGATTCTATCTGCCTTGGCAGCAGACCAACTCTGACCGGCATCGCCCCCCCATGCAGCCCATGCCACACGGCCCGGTGACGGATAGCCATCTTCGTCAGGACTGAAGCCCTCGCCTTGCTTGTCCACCTCATGCCTGGCAAACCACGCCGCCATCGTGATGACAGTGTCAGGTGACAGCTCGTCACCGCTCAAGATCTGGCTCGCCCTGGTGGCTGCAACCTCCGTGCCGCCTTGCTCGCCTTCGCTCTTCCAGTCGCGGTAGCGCTGCGCCTCAGTCCTCATGCCATCCGTTGGCATCAGGTCGATCTCGGTGCCGTTGACATTTGCCATCAGTCGTCAATCTCCAACGGCTCGTCGTCCTCTTCTTGTTCTTCCTCATCAATCGGTGGTTCGGTCTCATCGAATGCCGGCATCGCGCCCATGCTCAGCGGAGCCTGCACTGAACCGCTCTCGCTCACCTCGCTCGGGTCGGTATCGGTCACGATGCCCATCTCATCCAGCATTGCCAGCTCCGCCTGACGTGCGATCAACACATCGTCCAGGTCGCCGCCCTGCTCACTGATCACCTGGCCCAACGTCTTGAAACCACACCGCACAGCCGCCTTGTAAGCATTCACCTCACGCTGCGGATCCACCCACTCCCAGCTCCTTGGGATCCACCGGCTGGCCCGGTAACGATCAGGGTTTGTCTCATAGCCAGGCAGGTTCAGCGCACCGCTCAACACCGCCATTTCAAGCCATGCCTCAAACACCACCTGATGGAAGTTCTCAATCATGTACCGCTGCAGCACCCGGTAGGTGTCGCGCTCCTCAAGCAGACTTAGCCGGCTGCTGCTGTAGTTGCTCTCTGAGAAGTTCTTGCTGATGCTCTCAAAGCTCACGCCTACACCAGCAGCCACTGCGCGCAGCATTGAACGCGTGAATGGCTCGAGCTGCCCATCAGGTGCATTCAAATCCGGCACCTGTACCGACTCACCCGGCGCCAGGTACTTGAACACACCAGGCGTGAACTCACTCACGCGCTCGCCGTCGTAAATCTCATCACCCACCAGCTCACCCTCAGGTGACTGGATGAAACCCATCAGCGCGCTGCTGGCCCGGGCCCGCACCACCTCGGCCTCCTCATAGCCCTGCAGCATGTGCAGCCGCATCAGCGCCGACGCGAACCATGTCACGCCTCTGGTCTGCCCTGGCCGCTCCGGCAGAAACAGATGGATCACTTCATCAGCAGGAACGCGGATCCGGCGGCCATTAGTCCTTGCGTTGCCCGCATAGGTGTCGCCCGGATGGTTGGCGTAGAAGTGATAAGCCTGTGGTCGCAGGTAGCCATCCACCTCGATGCCCATCCGCACCGTGTTCCCATCCGCAGCCTGCGGCACGTCATCATCAATCAGATAATCCGCCTCGAGCACCTGCAGCGCAAACGGCACGCGCGAATCACCAAACGGTCGGCGGATCATCCGCACGAACACCTCACCCGACTCGGCCATGCTGCGCGTCATCAGGCGCTCCATGTCATGGAAGCCCAGCAGGCCGCTCACATCACAGCGGCTCTTGTGCATCCACCGTTCCCATGCCTCATGGATCTGACCGTTGATTGCCTCATCCAGTCGCCCGCCGCGCAACATCCGCACCTGCGACTGATGCTTGATGCCATGACCGATCACGTTGTTCTGGATCGCGCGCACCGCCTGCCGGGCGTAGTCGTTGTCACGCACCAACTGCCGCGCACGGTTGCGGAGTGCCTTGAAGCTGGACTTAATCTCGCTGTCAGCACTAGTGCCGCTGGTCACCCAGTCAGCCGTCAGCCTGCTGACACGCGCGCCCTGATAAGCCCGCCGTCGCCGCACTGGCTCGAAACCCATCGCCCGGAACAGTCGCGTCCTAAGTCCCATCTCAGAATCTCACGAACAGGTTGTGCGGGTTGCCCAGCCCGTTGGCCATAAGCTCCGCCATCTGTTCACGCTTCACCTCGGCCTTGAGCTTACTTTCAAGTTGCAACAAATCTGCTAAGTCATATTTCTTCAAGCTGCGGTTGCCGATGCTGTATTCCTTGACCACGCCGCCAGCGGTGATCGCACGAATCGCCGCCTGCACCGCATCCAGATCCTTCTGCGCCTGGCTGCGACCGTCAACCGCGGCAGGACTGCCGGTGTACGCCAAGCTGGCCAGCACCGTCAGCTGACCTGACCCGAGCGTCACCTTGCTCGCGCCGCTAGTCGCCAGTGCCTGCCAGTACCATTGCCCAGCATCAAAACCGGCAGATGTGCCAGCCGCGATCGCAAACACCCACCCGGTACCGTCAGCCGTGCCGACCACCGTTGCGCCTTCGCTGGCCGTATTGGTCCGCAGGTAGTAGGTCAGTGTCCAGCTGGCGCTGCTGATCACATTGCCCAGATTGTCGGCGCCCTCCACGTCACGCCACTGGATCGTGTCGCCCGCTCGGATTTCGCTAGGGATGTTCACGACCTACCAGTTGCTGACGAAGCCACTGGCAGCCGCAGGGGCCGGCTGCCGTTTTGATCTTAGCGCTGGTCGCTGTTCAGCCAACTGCTCCCACATCGTCGCTTTGTTCATCCGTCGGCTGTAAATCAACATCGCCGCATAGCCATAAACCGCACAATCAAGCGCTTCGTTGCGGTCGCCTGCCTTCTTCACCCACTCGCGGATTGGAAACCCGCGGTGATACCGCAACGCCTGTCGTTCACTGGTCAGTTGTTTGAAGTATTCCGCATCAGCCGCTTGCCCGAAATACAAGCCGCCTGCACCTTCGTTATGTCGCAGCCGGCCGAACAGCGTCGTCTTGATCGTGTCGGTTCCCAGCTGGTACAGCGTCACGCCACGCTTCAACACCCGGCCCTGCCAATTCACATCGACCTTGCTGCCCTTGCCTACCGCTGGGCTGTTGCGTCTGCTGCTGCCCTTGATCGCTACCACGCCCTGCCGCACACGATCGCGCACATACCGGTAGACCTCATGCGTGCAATGGCCGCCGCTGTCTACTGCCATCTGGCTGATGCGCAGCGCACGCCCTGATGCGCTGTCCCATTCAGTAGCCAACACCTGATCCAGCTGGCCCCACACATCCGTCTGAGTCGGGTCGCCCATCAGCTCCTGGTGCCACACCAACCAGCCGGTCTCGCCTTCGCCCCAGCCCCACACACTCACCGCCAGCCGGTTGTCCTGTACGTCCACGCCGCAGGTCAACAGCACAACGCCATCAGCACAGACGCCTGACTCCACCGCTAACCGCTTCGCCATCAGTCCGTCAGCGCTGACGGCCGCGGCATAGTCCTCCTCCCAGGTCTCGGCCAGTCTGGTGTTTACAAACACCTTCAGCGCCGGCGCGTCTGACTTCGCCCGTAGGAAGTCATCTACCAACTGCTCCCAGCTGCACCATCCGAGCGGGCTATACAACCCACTGAGCTGAAACCCAGCCGTTCGGCCATCACTCGGCGCCGTCGCGCGCCATTCCCCGTTGCGCAACATCGCAGGCTTGTGCAGCTCCTCAAACCGTTCGCCGCAATGCTCACACTCATACCGCACATCACCCGGCCGCTTTGCGTCCCACTTCAACCTCGGCCACTGCAGCCACTGCATCTCGCCGCAGCTCGGGCACGGCACATAGAACCGCCGTTGATCGCTGCGCAGGTACTCCGCCTCGAGCCGACTGAAGTCCTTCACCGTTGGCGTGCTAGTCAGCAGGAGCTTCCGCCGCGCAAACGTCGTCGTCCGTCGCTCCGCCAACGCAACCGGATCACCTTCGCCATCCACATCGCTAGGAAACGCATCCACCTCATCAGCAAACAGATAGCGACACGGCGCTGACCGCAGCCCCGTCGCACTGTTAGCCCCTGTCAGCAGCATGATGCCGCCCGGGAACTCCTTCGAGAACATCGTGTTACCTGAATCCCTAGCCCTCGCCGGCGCGATCTTCTCGGCCAGCACCGGCGTCTCGGTGATCATGCTCTCGATCCGTTGCTTGCTAAGCCGCTTCGCCATCTCCACTGTTGGCTGCACGCACAACATCGGGCCCGGCGCGTGGTCGATCACATACCCCAACCAGTTGCTGCCCGCCTCTGTCTTCCCTGTCTGCGCCGCAAACATCATCACCACCCGCTGCACGTTGCTGCTGCTGCTCAGACAATCCATTGGCTCACGCAGATACGGCGTCCGGCTCGTGCGCCACGGTCCAGGTTCCGCGCTCGCCTTGCTGCTTAACCGTCGATGCGCATCAGCCCACTCGCTTACCGTCAGCGGTTGCTCAGGTCGCAAGCCATCCATAAAACCAGCGCGCCAGACGCTCATCACTTTACCTCCGCCAACGCCAGCAACGCGTCCCGATGCTCACGCGTCAACACCT